TACATCTGACTGGGTAAACAGTTTGAGTATCTGAGTGATGTGGTGCTTCTCTTGTGCAGACAGTTTCCCGCCTTGCCATTGGGCAACATCCTCCTGTAACTTTGCTTCCCACTCACCCCAGTGCATCTCTTCGTGGGCGACTGCTTTCTCAACAGCCCATGGGTAACGGAATGGCTTGTAAACCTTTGATTCTTCGAGTAGAGACATCATAAGTCCTTGTTTTTGTTAGTGTAAAAAAAGGCCCCGAAGGGCCACAACCACGGCGGGGATCAACCACCGTCATAGATATCTTAGGGTTAGCCGGCTAGGTAGTCAATAGCTTTCCGCAACCTTTCAGCACTATCCCCGAAACTCCCCAGACCCCGGTTGCAGGTCTGGCATAACCACCCGCGGAATGCCCCAGTCTCGTGGCAATGGTCTAGGACAAATCCCGCGGAACGACCCCCCCGGTGCTCAATCTGGCTACCCGTTAGGTTACAGATGGGGCAGTGGTGATCCTCCGGGGCATTCCCGTGGATCTTCCGGAGTTCCTCCCTAACCTTACGGATTTCATTCGTACATTGCTTACATTCGGGTCTGTAGTATTTCGCCCCACTGGAGTAGGTGAAGTTTGAGATTGGTTTCTTTACCCCGCACTTGGAGCACACCCTCCCGTTGTCTAGCTCCTCGGGGTTTCTTTCGAACAACTCATTTTGTTCTATCATCCATTTCCCTTAGTTTGAGTTCGAGCTGGAGGAGTTTCCAGTTTAGGTCTTCCGCTTTTTCATATTTTCTCTTGACCGAACTCTTCAATATCTTCAAATAAACTCTTAGCATTTTCTCTCGAATTTTTGATACGTTCAAAAATCTCCCCCCTCATACGTAGCAAATCTTTAAGTTCTTCCGGAGAACGTTGTTCAACTTTATGATACTGAACGAAATTCTCAAACACTTCCCAGAGTTTACGGAACCGTAAATCTGATACTTCCGTTAGAGCCATTAGCATATTGACTACCGAATCGGGGTCTAACTTAGATGCGTTAGCATCCTCAAAGTCATCGATGGATTCGATATAGATCTTTAAGTCATCGACGGTACTCCACGCCACATGTATTGCCTGCTCGAGAGCAAACCGATCATTCTTTTCCGCAAGTGTCGTCATCTTCATCCTCCGTTTCTTCACAACCATGAAGTTCTGAATACAGTACATCTAATCCGCTGTGGCACATAGGGCAGAGGGCGAGGGGAATGATACCGATGTAACCATTCACACCACCCTCTAGCTCAATATCAAAATCACAACTACAAATAGAACAAGTCAGTTGCGTACCCTCGTAGTATTGGTGCATCACCGGCCTTGTCCCCTGTAAACCTTAAAAGATCTTCGTTTACTTTTATTCATAGAAGATGTTTTGATCTTCCCGCTACCGATGCTAGTACCCTTTACAACGGGCTCAGGTCTCCACGCTAGCTCTGTTTTCTTTACCTTAGCCATGACAGCTTACGCACTCCTCCGCATCCTGTAACGCAACGCGCTCGACTGAAAGTCCCACCTTATCCGCCTCGATTCCAGCATCAGATCTGAGATAGTACAGACTTTTAAGTTTCTGCTTCCACGCCCGTAGGTGAACGGAATTGACGTACGATCTAGGAGATCCCGCAGGAAAGAAGAGGTTGACCGACTGCGCTTGGCACACATACTTCTGGCGATCCGCGGCGTGTTCCACAACCCACCCTTGGTCGATTTCATAAGCAGTCTTGAAAACAGCTTTCTCCTCATCGGTGAGAAATCCGACATCACGTACGGATCCGTTTGACATGACGATCCCTTTCCAAGTTTCATCGTTGTTTAACCCCTTTGATTCTAAAAGTTTCTCGAGTGCGGGGTTTTTGATGAGGTGAGCACCCGCACGAGTACGATGGGTATAAGCATTAGACTTAATAGGCTCCACACTAGCACTGCAACCACAGATAATAGAACTATTAGCATTTGGAGCGATAGCAAGGAGGTGAGCATTACGCCGTCCTGTACCCCGCATATCAGGTGCCTCACCTTTTTCCTGTGCCAAACGACGACTCTCCGCATCAGCCTGTGCCAAGATATCAACAAAGATCCGCTGGTTTGCGAACTTAGCCGTGATACTTTCCCAAGGGATGTTGTTTTGCTGGAGGTATCCATGCCAACCCATCGCCCCCAAGCCTATCGATCTTTCTCGTTTGGCGGAGTAAACAGCTTTTCCCAGTTCTTTTGGTGCATTTCTGATAAAGAATTCAAGGACGTTGTCCAAGAGTCGTACCAAGTCTCCAACCATTCCTGTTCCTTTCCACTCGTCGTATTTTTCGAGGTTGACGGAGGAGAGGCAACAGACTGCTGTACGGTCTTCGTTAGTTGGGAGAGTGATTTCACTGCACAGGTTGCTACCCATAACCCGTAGACCAAGTTGTTTTTGACTTTCGGGTAGTCGCCGATTTGACTCGTCGATAAAGTGTAGGTAAGGTGCGCCAGTTCTGAACCGAGCTTCAAGTATTCGTTCCCACAGTTCACGAGCTGGGACTGTATCTCGGATAGATCCGTCATTTGGGTCCCGTAAATTCCATTCTGTGCCATGTTCAACGGCCTCCATAAAGTCATCCGTAATATTTACGGCGTTAAATAGATTAAAACATTTGCGGTTAATATCCCCACCGGTCGGGACTTTAAAGTTGATAAACTCGATAATCTCCGGATGCGACACATCGAGGTAGGCGGCGTAGGATCCCTTACGGGTTTTCCCTTGCTTGTAGGCAGTCATCTCCCCGTCCACAACCTTTAAGAAGGGAATTACCCCGGGGGCTTTATCACTGACAGGGCGTACATCGGACCAGTGGCCACCGACACCCCCACCCTTTACGGACAACCAAGCAACCTCTGCATTGTGATCAATAAGAGAAGACAGGTTGTCCCCAACGTAAGTAAGAAAACAAGAAATTGGAAGACCTTTTGAGTCCTCCCCAAGTCGAGGTGCATTTGATAGTACAGGACTAGCAAACATAAACCACCGTTTACTAGCGTAAGTATAAATGCGTTGAGCAAAGTCATAGTCACCCTCACAATATGCGAGGGCCGCCCGCGCAAATGCTTCCTGAGGGCTACCTTCGCCGGGGGCCATATAGTAGTCTTGAATTAACTTTAATGCTTGTTCACTAAATTCTTCGTCACGGGATAGGTCAATTTCAATCTTGTCTGCGTACATCATTGTCGTGGTGATCCTTTAAAAATTCTTCAGCCCGGGAGCTATACCAGCAGGATTTACCCGCGTTCATCACGGGGGTGTCTTTATCGTTAATCCGTAACAGATATTTTAGCGAGTTTCCGATGAGATATCCAGTATATTGTTCTTCCGTAAGTACGGACCGGATAACATCGATGGCCTCAAACCCCTGTTTTTTGTAGTGATCCGGGTTCTTCCAATCACTCATCAGTGTGTTTCCCCAAAGTCAACAGTAATAACGTTCCCGGCTATTCGTTGGATCTTCTCACGGTGTTCCGGTTTTAGGTTCTCTTCCGAAACAGCCTTGCCAATTGCCTCGAGAGCCACTCGTTCCAATCCAAGATTGTAGACATCCTCAAACCAATCGTGGACCGTTGCCAACATTCCCTGAAGAACAACGTACGTTGGGTCAACAAAATTTTCGTTTTCAGCACCCACGTGATAATCCTTAGTCGCATATGCACGTAAATTAAAGCTAGTCGAGTCCTCATCGTCATCATCAATCTCCCGAGGTTCCAAAACAATATAGTACCGCCCCTTCAGTAAGCCGGCCTGTTCGAGGGCTAGCATCTGGTCGTCTGTTATTTCACTCATTTTCTCTCCTCAAACCATTCTTTCGGGATTACCCGCTCGGCCCAGAGAATACCGTGCCGGTCACACCATTGTCCATACGTTGTTTTACTCGTACGACTTAACTTGTTAGAGCCCCGTAGGAAAACCATTCGGATATCTAGGGAGGGGTTCTGCTTGATAACCTCGAGCATTTTTACTCGGTCCGAGGGTTTGAAGTGCCCCTTGGCTTCTATGTACATCTCCTGTTTTTTTAGATAAAAGTCTGGTGTATAAGTTTTAGGGCGGGGAACCCACGCGAGTTTCTTTTCCTCATAGCTAAAATCTATCGATTCCTCCGTCAGTTGTTTAGCGAGGGCTAGCTCGAAGTCGGAACGAAACCTGTGGCGGGTTGGTTGCGTCATAGGTTTCTCCACGATGCGATGTGGTGGGACAGTCGTTCGTAAAGTTGAGGGCTTGACTTAGCAAGGTCTCTCTCCACACGGGACCACTCCTCTAAGGGGAAGAGCACAACAGCTCCGTGCCGGAGAAGATTGTTAATTTCCAATGTTTCGCCCGCTAAGAGATTTTCATCCCGTTTGTAGGTTGCGTACCCGACGGTCTGCTCCCCGAAATCATACACGGAGATGGGCTTCATCCTTTCAAAGTTACGACACCAACGGCTCAAAGGATGGGAGCCTTTCTTCTCCACATCCTCAAAATAAATCCCGTGGGCATTCTGGTTTAAATTCAGGAGTTCCCTGTCAATCTGCTTTGTATACAAGAGGGGCATCTTTCTTTTTCTCCGGTCTACGCATCGGGTGGAGACACTTTACACCAATAGAGGATGTATGTATTTGCCAGTCGATAGCATGGCTTAAATCCCCGAGGCGATACGGAATTCCGTCAACAACGTAAAGAGTGTTGGAAAGGAGCTCCGTAGCTAGCGGATTCAATTCATCATAGAGAATTGTATTGTGTTTCAGACACATCTCCTCCACCTGAGACCGGATCTTATCCATCCGTTCCTGTAGGGCGACAATTTTCTTCAAGTCCTTTTCGTTCATAGCTCCGTTACCTTCAGTGTGTGATACCAAGCCAGAGGTTTTTGCTTGGCCTTTGAAGTAACCTTCTCGTGGAGCACGGCCTTTGGCCAGCAATGAGCCCGGTAACCACAGAAGGTACAGCTTTTATTTAAGAGTTTATTCCCAGTAGATATTGTCGTACCGTCCTTCCGGTACTGCTCATCTTCAGGTTTCATGGGAGGTTTTGTGTACTTAAAGTTAGACATCAGGGCTTCGACTACCCGTGATGCCTCCCCCATGTAGTGTGCGGAGTCTTCCTCTTGATTATCCGGGGCAGAAACAAACTGGATCTCCCCGCTAGATTTATCGACAACAATCCACCCCCCAAAGGGTAGCTGGGAAGCCGCCGAGTAGAGGTACCCCTGCATTAAATAACCAAAAGGATCGTCGGCCTTTAGCCCATCATAGCCCTTCCCAAACTTCTGGGAGTAGGAGAAGGGACTCGCGGATTTAATATCCCACACAGCCCGGCCACCCACCGGATCATCCAGTATGATGTCGGATGTTCCCCGGACAGTTTCCCCCGATATCTCCAGTTCACATTGACTCTGGGCGTCAACAATAGGGATGCCGGCTCCACGTAGGATTGCCATGAGAGCCGCCTCCACGAGATCTCCGATTAGGAACCTGAGGATTGCGTTGTAAGACATTTCCTCTTCAAGCCCGTCCCGTCCACATATTTGTTGACACAAAGGCTTTCCGAGTCCACTCATTCGTATACGCCACTCGGGGTTACGGTTGAATTGTTTCTGGATTGCTTTACCACAATCTTCCTTGAACTCCGAAACGACTTCAGCGGAGAGAGTTGCCTCCCCCCGCGAAGCCGCCTTCAGGAAGTTCTGTACGAGAACTTCAGCCAGCATCAGTTGAAATCCGCTTCGAGGTCTATTTCAATTTCTGTGGCTTTGGTCTTGGTTGCTTCCCTGTATTGCTCCATGATGTTTGCATTGGACGCCTTTACGGTCTCCAAAAACATTGTCAAGGTTTCAATATCTTCCTTGGATGCTTCCTTGTTACCCATCAACGTAAACACTGGCGTGTAGTACGTAACGCTTCCCTGCTTATTACGCTTAGTTGAGAGCTCGAATGTTGCCTCCTGCATCAATATACCCTTCGTGGTGAGCTTCTCGATTGCTTCCCGCGCTGGGCGGAAACCCGAACGCTTGAAGTATGTAACGACTGGGTAGTTCTCGATTTTGACATCCTTCCCTTCCGCAGTCTTTCCCTCTAAGGACACGACAGCGTAGAAGACTTGGTTACACGTTGCCAAGCGAGAAGCG